CGTTATAGGCTTGGAACCGAGATAGACAAGAAATATACGTCGATCTCTGGAAAGGACGCCGATTCGAGGCGTACGCTAGCGTTCATTAAGTTTTTGAACGTTAACATGCACATGGCCAATTTTGGTAAGGAAGATCTCGATCTTCCTCCCATAGGTTACGTGCAACCTCAGTCTCGCTATGATTATCGGAGCAATGTTCTTCTCCGTGCTCGAGCGATTCTACATTGGGTTCTTTCCCCATTTAGCGAAGATGAATGGTTTCATGCAACTAAGCATGGACCAGGTACCTCTATCGGTGTGCCCTATATGGACACATCAATCGAAGCTAAATCTAAGCTACCTATAACTGTGACTAGACGTGCAGCATCTCTACTAAAGCGATACCTCGACTTCGACTTTCAGTTGAAGTCTGCTGTTGTGCAATACAACAGCGATACCCCGATCGGGGATTGGTTCGAAATAGTAGAAGGGTCACGCGCTACTACTGTCCCAAAGAATGGTCTTATCGATCGCATGATCGCTGTCGAGCCTACTGGAAATATGTTTCTCCAGCAGGGCTTAATGACGCTTATGTATCGACGTATGAAGGCCATTGGTTTGGATCTTGAGACTCTACCTATTCAACACAACGACAGAGCCCGGATCGCCAGTATCACCTCGAACGAGGCGACTATTGACTGGTCCTCAGCTTCTGATTGTGTGAGTATCGAACTATTGCGCTGGTTAATACCTCCTCAATGGTTTGAGTGTTGTGACATGGTTAGATCGCCCTCCATCTCGATAGATGGACACAGGGTAATCTTAAACATGTTCTCAACAATGGGAAATGCGGTAACCTTTCCGCTTGAGACCCTCATCTTTTGGAGCTTGGCACAAGGCGTTCGACTCGAAAATACTGGCTCGCTCACGATGTTTCCGGAATGGAAACATTTGTTGGTTTGCTCAGCATTCGGCGATGACTGCATTGTGCCTTCCGATATAGCCGAAGATTTCATCTGGATGATGGAATCGGTTGGCTTTATCCCCAATGAAAAGAAAACATTCATTGGGTCGGAGTTTAAGTTCCGAGAGAGCTGCGGCGGTGATTACTTCCGTGGCTATGACGTGCGGCCTTTCTATTTGAAGGCCCCTACCTCTAAGAGACTGTCGGCATTAGAACCGTGGTTATATATCATAGGAAACCGTTTAATCGCAAAGTACATTACGTGCTTTGGGACACGGAACTATATATACGAACGCGAGTTCCTTGCAGTTCTAGTCTCTATGTTCACCAAGTATAACCTGAAACTCAAGGTTGTGCCTGATGATTTCCCTGACGATGCCGGGCTTAAGATCTCACAAGATCTCGAGCGTTTTCACGCGTGTTATCCCTCGACGTTGTCGAGAATTACATGCGACCGGTTTGGCATGTTGCGGTTCAACTTCTGTAAGTTTGAATACTTCCAGACGGGGAACCGTTTCGCGGATATACGGTATGCAGACTGGCTTAAAAATCCAGTATGTACCCGGTCACGTGGTGTGTTAGCACAGCTCCTTGTGGAGCTACGCCTCAAGCATCACGGTATCCACTTGCCAAAATCCAAAGTGCGAGAGCTCGCGCTCCAGGTCGGAAGACTTGAAGACGAGCTTACTCCTCCTTGGTACGACGTCAAGAGAAAAGGTAGTTACGTAGTAGCGAAGGCAGAGACCGTCCACTGGACGGTTCCTAACCTCAACCGAGGTTAAGTTCTGCCGTTTAACACACACTCGACCGGGGGGCAATGTTTCATGCTTCGTCGGACGATTTTTAGGCCGGAGGAGTTTTTCTGCCCGTAGAGTGCTACTTTCCCTG